TATCTCGAGCCCCTGGTCGTGCTGCAAGAGATCGCGCGAGTGCTGCGACCCGGTGGTGACGCGTACCTGCTCGACTTCGAGCCTCCGCCTGCGAAAACGCCACCGTCCGTCTCCGCTGACGACCTCAGGAGCATGCTTGTGAGCGCGGGTCTCAAAGAAGTGGGGCGGAGCGGCGGCGAGACGGCGCCGAGGGGGCGAGAGGATCACCTCGCGCCAGTGGTCATTCACGCCCGCTGGTGCGCGGGTGGGACCTGAGTGCCGCAAAGTGTGGCGCGCTCGCGACACACCGGGTGAGGCGGCGCGAAACTGCTGGCGCTAACGTCCTAGTACGGTGGGAGTTGACGCACATTCGCTCGCGCCGAGCCTGGGAGCGCACCTCTTGCATCAGACGCTGCTATCCCAACTCCCAGGCACATGGCCAGCTCGCACATCCTCGGTATATCAGCGTTCTACCACGACAGCGCTGCCTGCCTGACGCTGGGGCTCACTGAGAGGCGGATGGAACGGCCAGCCTCGGAAATACTGTCGCCGAAATTAAATGAAAGTTATCAATTGCACTGCTGCGACTTTTTATGTAATTACAATGAATACATTAGAGAATAACATCCCCCACCCCATGAACACGCTCCGCAGGGCCATTACCAACTTCCCCAAAGAGAGCCCCCGGGTCAGGCTCATGAAAGTGCTCCGCTGCTTGGAAGCGGGCATCAAGGGGGAGGAACTGAAGGTCGCTAGGCCAGACGAGAGCATCTTTCGCCGCGTCAAGGAACTTCGTCAGAACCACGAGAAGATGCAAGAATAACAGACAACACAATACCGTCGCCATAGGGCCCTAGTCTCCGGACTAGGGCCTTTCTTTTTGCCTGCTTTATAGGGCTTTCATGGCCCTAGACGACATCGTACAACTGACAATTACGGCGCAGTCCGTAACGCCTACGCGGCCGGGATTCGGCACTGCCCTCTTGCTTGTGAATGCAGTCCCCTCTTCGTGGGGCACGCGCCGGGTCAAGAGCTATTCGGGTATTGCGGACGTACTGGCAGACGGTTTCGCAACCACGCATTCGGCCTACAAGGGCGCGTCCAAGTATTTTGCTCAGAGCCCTGCACCTAAGGTGCTCAAGCTCGGCAGACGGGCTAATGCCACTGTCCAGCGCCTTACGTTGCAGTGCCTGAGTGCGGTCGCTGGCGATATCTACACGGTGAGCGTGAGCGGCACTGCGGGAGGGATCCTGACTCCCCTGACGTACACGGTGACCTCGACCGGAAGCCCCACGACCACGACCGTTGCTACTGCGATCTCCTTGCTTGTGGCGGCCGTCTCTGGTGTGTCGTCTACCTCGGCTACGGACACCGTGTCCTTCCAGCCTACGGGCGCGGCGGGCTCGATCATCAACGTTGCTTCGTGGTCCAGTAATTTCAAGTTCAAAGACATCACTGCGGACCCTGGCGTGGTTGCGGATCTTGCGGCTTGCCGTGCGGAAGACGGCGACTGGTACGGTCTGGCCCTTGGCTCCTCGAGTAAGGCGGAAAGTGTGGCCGCGGCCGGGTGGGCAGAGACCCAGAAGGTCCTATTCGTCGCTCGGTCCTCGGACAGTGAGTGCTACGACAGCGTCGTGACTACCGACGTGATGTCCACGCTGGTCAGTAACACGTACTCGCGATCGGGTGTGCTCTTCGATGCTAACGAACTGATCTCGTTCTGCGATCTGGCCTGGATGGGCAACCGCTTCGCTGGGGCGAACCCCGGGCAGGACACGTGGGCGTATAAGTCCCTCAAGGGCATTACGGTGGACACCCTCCAGCCGTCCCAGCGCACCGCGATCCTGGCCAAAAAGGGTAACACCTATACGGCAGTCGCGGGCGTCAACATCACCGAGGAAGGCACCACCGCCTCCGGTCAATATTACGACGTTCTTCGGTTCATCGATTGGTTGCAGAGTGAGATCCAGATCCGGATCCTGACTGCCCTCGTGAACCTGCAAAAGATCCCCTTCACGGATAAGGGCGTTGCCGTCCTGACTGGCATCATCAAGGGTGCTCTCGATGACGGTATCAAGGCCGGCGGACTCGCGTCCACCCCTGCCCCAGTAGTGTTTGCACCGGCCGTTGCGGACGTCGATGTCGGCAACAGGGGCAACCGAATCCTACCTAACGTCACGTTCACCGCGAACCTGGCGGGTGCAATTCATGTCATTCAGATCGTCGGAACGGTGAGCGTGTAACATGGCTGATACGAAGGTTTACGATCCCGATCAAGTGTCGGTCATGATCTGCGGCATCCCTGTTGTGGGAGGCTTCTCCGATGGCAGCATGGTTGAGATCGATCAGGACGAAGACAGCTTCATCACGGTGGTGGGTACGCTCGGTGATGTGACCCGCAGCAAGAAACTCAACAAGGTTACGACCATCACCCTGCGTACGATGCAGAGCGCGAACATCAATGCGGCCCTGTCTGCCCTGCACACTCTCGACGAGAACGCGGCTAACGGAGCAGGGATCGGGCCATCCGAGGTCAAAGACCTTTCGGGCACCAGCCTCTACTTCTTCGCCAAAAGCTGGATTGCCAAGCCCCCGAAGGCTGTCTTCAGCGGGCAGGATGAAGCCCGTGAGTGGAAGATCGTTGGAGTCCGCACGGCTCGTTTGGACGGGGGTAACTGATGTCGGGTTCTCGTAAGACCTTCACGGAAGTCATCGGCGGACACAAGTACAAGACGCACCAGCTAGGTGCTCTCCAGGGACGGGAAGTGCTCGTGCGTTGGGTGAATGCTCTGAAGAAGGGCGGCATCGAGAACTGCGTAGAGGACTTCAATTTCTTCTGCGACACCTTCTCTCCTGTTACGTATGTGCAGTTGGGCGACAAGGAACCGAGACTGGATTCGATCTTCGATGCCCATTTCGCGGGTGAGTACGAAGCGCTGGTCACTTGGGTTCGGTTCTGCCTGAAAGCTAACTTCCCAAGTTTTTTTCAAACGAAGAAGTCCGAAAGCGACCCATCCCCGGTCGACGTTACCCTGTAGACCTTCCGGAGGGCGTTGACTGGTACATCTGGCGCGTCGCAACTAGCTCTAAGATCAGAGACTCGTACGCGGAGATCTGCGAGCAGTGGTCCTACGAGGATCTGGTGCACGCGCATGCCGTGATCGACATGCTCGAAGAGATCGATTACATGGCTCACCGGGACGCAAAGGAAAAGTAGATGTCCGCCCTCCGATCGCTACTCGCAATCTTCGAGACCAAGGTCAATACCGCACCTCTCGAGCACCTGAATGGCAAGCTGGAAGAGGTCAAGGGCCTGGCCGAAAAGGTCGGGACCATCTTCGCGGGACTGTTCATTGGTCACGAAATCAAAGAGTTCATCGCTCACCAGATCGAAGCCGGCGAAGCTGTCCGTGACCTGTCCGTCAAACTCGGAGTAGGGGAAGACGAGCTACAGCAATTTCAGTATGCCACGAGTCTCTTTGGAGTAGCGAACGAGGAGGCGGGTCACGCACTCCAGTTCCTGAATCGCAACGTCGGACTTGCAGTAACAGGCAACGCAGAAGCCGCGAAGACCTTCGCCGCACTCAAGATCCCGCTCAAGGACTCCTCTGGACAGGTACGTGAACTGGGCGACTTGATCCCGGAGCTTGCAGACTCGTTCACTGCATTGAAGTCGCAGCCTGAGCGAGTGGCCAAGGCCATGGCGATCTTTGGTCGTCAGGGTGCTGCACTGCTTCCCTTCTTGATGCGAGGGGCCGAGGGCGTAGAGGAGCTGAAGAAGGAGTTCGAAGATCTGGGCGGAGGGATGTCGAAGGAGTTCGTCAATGCAGCCAAGGAAGCCGGCGACGAGATCAAACGCTTTGACTTTGCAACGAACGGTCTGAAATCCGAACTCGTGCTCTCCCTGCTGCCTGGCATACAGAGCTTCGTGGGATCGCTCATCAAGGGAGTCGTCGCCTTCCGTGAGTTCACGAGAGAGACCAATTTTGCGAAGACTGCGTTCGTGGGCATCCTCACTACCGGGTTCGTTGCGGCCTTTGCGATCTTCTCGGCGGACGTGTTGCTTACTGCTGCTGCCTTCGGGGCTCTGTACCTGATTGGGGATGAACTCTTCACGCTGTTCACGGGAGGCGATACCCTGATTGGGGACTTCATCGACTCGATGGGGCAGGTAGGAGATAGCGCCAAGTTCGTACAACAGGTCACGGATGCGTGGAACGAGATGACTCCTGTCTTGAAAGAGGACATCCTTCCCACGATCAAGTACATCTTCAACAAGGACACGCTGGACGATTTCATCATCGTCGCTGAGGGCGTTGTGACCGTGTTCCAGGTGCTCAAGGATATTCTGGATTCGGTGGCCTACACCATGAAGACGATCATGCATCCAGGTGAATTCCTCAAGGATGTAGGCGACGCCACTGCGAAACTCGGGTTCAAGCGTCTCGGAGGAGGCAACGGGATACTGGACGCAAAGACACAAGCCTTTGCACAAGCGGATATCAATTCGCAGGCTGCACAACAGGGCATACGAGACGCTAAAGGCTTCTCTGGTAAGGACACCGTGGGTGCCCCTGACGCGCTTCAATTTGGTCCTCCTGTCGCTCCCGGCTTCAGATCCGGAGGCAATGTTGAGCAAACCAACCACGTTCAGATCACGGTGCAGGGAGGTAACAATCCCCAAGAGACGGGACGCAATACCTCGCAGGGGGTCAAGGACGGGATGGCGGCAGCGATGCAGAACGCGTACAAGGCAGTCCAGACCAGCGGGAGTCCCGCCTAATGGCCTCGCGTGCATACATCTCCTGGATCCCTGATGGCGGGCAGAGGCAAGTCCTTCGGTTCGACGTGATCACTAACGAGACGCAAGAGGGTGCCGCGGACGTCACTGAGCATCCTGTCGAGCAAGGACCTAACGTAAGCGACCACGTGCGCCCTCTGCTGAACACGGTGAGCCTCGAAGGCTACATCTCCAATGAACCGCTCGTCGATACAGGGGAACGAGGAGCCTCCCTCAAGAGCGTTGATCTAGATGTCAAGACGTATGTTGCTCCTCTCAGTCCGACCCCAGGAGCCCTGTTCTCTGCCCTCGGAGGAGCCATCTCCAAACTGTTCGGGGGGTCGTCGCCTATCGTCCAAGCCAGTGTGCTCAAGTTCGATAACGAGTTCGACGCCGTCAGCGACACATGGGCGATCCTGGAGACCCTCCGCAAGGCCGGGCAACTGATGACCGTGTACACCACGATCGGCGAATACGACAACATGATCTTGATCAAGAACCAACTTCCTCGGGATGCAAGCAGCGGCACCGGCGGCAGGTTCTCTCTGGACTTCAAGCAGATTCGTTTGGTGCAGGTTGCATTAGTCACGGCCCCCGTACCTACCGAGAAGAGGGCAGTCAAGAAAGTTGATAAGGGTCCGCAAGGCCCGAAGCCCGACCCTACTCCTGCTCAAAGGAAGTCCACCGCAAAGGCCGCCGCACAAGCAGTGTCTGCACGACTGGGGTTGTCATGATTCTCCAGATCCCTACGTTCGACAGTCCGTTCTATACGCAGGTCATTGACCTGGATGGCGTCGACTACCTGTTCGACTTCAGGTACAACCAGCGAGAGGACGCGTGGTACTTCTCTATCTCTCTTGTGGACGAGACTCCGCTGGTCTCTGGGATCAAGATCGTAGTCAACGTTGGGCTACTCTTTCGTTTCCCTAATCCCTTGCTTCCTCCTGGTCTCCTGATCGCGTTGTCGAATACGACTGACCAATCTCCTCCTGGTCTCGAAGAACTGGGCACTGCATCGAGGGTCACACTGCTGTACTTCGACAAGGCCGAATTGCTGTCATGAGTCTCTTCAAGAGGGCAATCAACCTGACAGTGGGGACCTTCGAAGTCTCGAATCTGGATATCGCGTTCTCCGTCACGAAGACTCTGAAGCCCGAGCCCAACACTGCGGAGATTCGGATCACGAACCTGTCTCCCGACCATCGCAAGACCATACAGACTCCGAAGCGTCTGCCAGTACGGCTCGAAGCGGGATACGTCGGCAACCTGGCCAGTCTCTACCTAGGAGAGATGAGATCTTCAGAGAGTGTGATCGAAGGGCCGGACGTCATCACCACCCTGACATCCGCGGATTCGGAGGACCCTCTACGCAAGGCGCGACTCAACGTCCCTATCGGTGCAGGGCACGGTGCGGACAAGGTCATGCTGCTGCTTGTGAATGCCTTGGGGGTCAACCCCGGTAATAGTCAGCAGTTCATAAACCTACTGCGGGATAGGGGAGGTGCTGCCGTCTACGGCAAACGGGGAGTCATCTCAGGGCATGTGAAGGACGAACTGAATGACCTATGCAGGAGCGCGGGCATCGAATGGTCGATTCAGGATGGCCATCTACAGTTCCTAGATCTGAATCAACCCACGGACGCACTTGCGGTCAAACTCAGTTCAGAAACGGGTCTCATCGGGTCACCTACGGTGGACAACAAGGGTGTAGCTGAATGCACCTGTCTCCTGATCCCCCAGTTGACTCCCGGGCGCAAGGTGTCTTTCGAAACACCTACTCTTCAGGGTATCTACAGGATCATTCGAGTCGAGTATTCTGGGGATACGTTTGGCACCGAATGGTACGCGAAGGTGCAAGCCCGTAGGCCTACGTTGGCGGAAAACCTGAAAGAGCAGGGTCTGTAATGGCCGGCGAAGACTTCGACCTAGCTGAGATCTTCCGTATCCACGGCGACAACATCGTCGGACGCGTGAGCAAAGCGTTCCCAGGGCAGGTTGTGTCCTACGATCCTGCGACGCAGTGTGCGGACGTGCAACCGATGCTCAAGAGGCAACTGCTGGATGATGACGGTAACAAGGTCTACGAGTCTCTCCCTCTGCTTCCTGCGGTACCAATCTGCTTCCCGCGCGCGGGCGGGTATTGCATCACTCTTCCGATGGCCGCTGGCGACTTCGTGGCCGACTTTGCGCGCGTAGTCGGGATAATCGACCGACTCTTCCGAGACCGTGCCGAGGTCTTCGTACTGAACCCCGAGTTCGTCGAGCAAAGGCTTCAGACGCTCTTTCTCTTCATAACCGGCGTGGTCGCTGGCGATTGCTATCTTCATTTTGCGGACTCGCTTTTTTAGAGAATGATTTGCATTGCGATGGTACATCACGCGTTGCGATAGCTGCAACGAAGACATAGCGGCGTTTAGAGTACCGACTGCACACGGTAATGTCTTAGTTTGGCTTCGTGCCTTTTCCCCTCTGGGACAAGAACGATCCACGAAATCACACCAAACCGCACGAACCAAACTAGTTCCCCTTCGTGTATTTTCGTGGATCGCATTACCTGACGAGCCGCAACCGATCAAAGAGGGACACGAGCCTGACC